CGCTAATAAAGTTGTGACTACATAAAACCCTGGCCATGCCAGGTAAAATTTTCATCACAAAAATAATACGGCATAGCTCAGGGACAAAAGTACTGCCCCCCGTGTCAGCCACCGACACGTGGATTTTGTTTTCGCTGCTGGAGAATCGTATAACTCCACATTTATTATTACGGGGTGTCTGTCCCCGCGAGTCCCGCTCCTAAGAGGAAGCGGGCTCAGACTCCTGTGGCACTCGCCAGGCCACAGGCGCTCCAGTGAAGAAACCTAAAGTATAATCTTCACCGACAGAGACGAAGCAATGTATTGCCGCTGCATCAGCAGCTGACGCCTCCCAGATAGTTGACATCCAGTGAAATTGTCTAAAAAGACCTGAATCGGTTGTCCAATCCGCCTGCTTGGCAGGTGAGAATCGGGAATTCGAATAATAAGGTATCTCAGCCTCTATTACTGGATTATGTCGGGTGCTGGTAACAACTGCACCGTCCCATGTATGGGGTAGTAGAACTTCATTTTGTCGCACGCGATCAAATTGATTTCCGCTACCTTGAGTGATCATAGCAGTTTCCTGCTGAGCATAACCACCTGTGGACGAAGCATCTCGGGACACCATCATAAGAGATGTCTCCTCTGTGTTACCCCCCGTCCGGAAGTATTTCCAGCGCAAACCACCACGCCTACACGTGAATGCAGGTGTGATATAGTTTAACAGCGTCATCTTACAGTAATTGTAAGGTGTTGCTGCCGCTGGTATTATTGTTTCGTGCACGGCCCCAGGTGCATAACCTCGATAATACGGAAAATTGCTATTACGCAAATTTATAAGTGTGGAGGTTGAAATGTCACCGGCCGAAGAAACTGCCGAGTGATAATTGTACCGCTTCAAACATTGGCGAAATGACGTTACAGGGTCACCGTAATAGACACAAATTGTGTGATCTTGATCGGTTAACGTCGGCGCCATAGTTATTGACGGTTCTTCTTTCATCGGTTCATCTTCACGCTTCGTGAGATCTGCGTCTGGTTGATTCATTGGTTGACCTCCAGTCTCAGCCATTTGGGGAGTAAACACTTCACCCATTTGTGGCTCAAACCAGACCAAGTCCTCGATATTCCTGGAATCAGGATCGAATACCTCAAAATCATCACCAGCAGACACAAACACGTTCACTTCGATGTCATTATTGGCGGTGGAATTGGGAACAGTCAAATCATTCACCACATATACCGACAAAATACCATTCGCATTGTTACCAGGATCAGCCCCAAGGGCTGAGGTACTATATGGAATAGCATTCTGTATTGGATTGCGGTGATTAATAAGACTCTTCTCATGACCCCAGCCAATGTCAACCGTAAAATCTCGCTCTTTGGCGAGATCTATAATGTACGTGTAGTTTGTGTTATACTCATTGGTTAGAGGATATGAAGGATCAAACGTAATCTTCATACGACCTTTATGAAAGGCCGAAGCAACAATTTGAAATCGAAACTTCATTGTTCCTCTCCACCGGCGAAATGGAAGAGCTGCGAAACAACAGGCGGGCATATGAATCTCGTCATTTGTTCCGGATAGCACATTCCATAACACTGGTGAAACCTCTGTGTTCCACAATAGTGTCTCCGCAGGATCTGAGACAGCCCACCCGAACTGCGTTAGAAAAGATTCTCGTTGTGCAATAGATTTGATTGTCATCTCATCTGTGCTCCCGAGACCCATCACACGCGGATCGACAGTGAGCTCTTGTTTGACATCCAAGGTTAATTTTTGAGACGTGTCAGGAACATTGGTGTTAACCATATTTCCTAGCAACGTCGGTTTGTACGGTGTAATATCCGCAAGTTCTACTGGCCTTGAATAACCAAACATCGAAGCAATACCTGATACTGCATTTGCGGCCATTGCAGTGGCACGCGCATACATACCTATACCAGGTATTTTACTTAGAGCGCCTGCAGCTTTGGCAACAATGCCTGCTGGGCGCGAAATAGGACCCGTACCATATTCATCTTTTACTTGTGGAGTAAATACCTCTCCCATCTGTGGCGATAAAGCACCTGGCTCATTCGCTGTAGGAATGGAAAGAGATACATCCTCTGCCCAAGCAAAAACGGAAACGATCACTTGATCTGTGGCTCCGTTAGCATGCTTTAAATTCTGCATACCATGAATAATGATATCCCCCATATCTCTCCACTCTTGATTAGGAATGCGCAAAGCATTCTCATACCAACAAAATGGAAGAGTGAGGGTACCACCTTGACTAGTGGTGGGGTCCAAATACACATGTGGACGCTGACTGGCAGCTACAACATCCTGAATAAAGAAGGAACGATCCTTCGTAAAAGTGTCCAGGTTGTGTAGTGGTACATATGAGGCGATTGCTCGTCCATAATGAAAACCATTACCATTCAGAACGATACGAACTTTCAGTTTACACCGCAACAAGTTAAAATTTGTAATACGATTCAACACTCGGGTATTCTCAAAGAAATCCTGCCAAGGGTTGAATGTTTCGAACAAGTTTGTACCTGTTGCCCAAGAATAAGACTGAATTTTCACTGGTCGAGAGAAAAAATTCCCTAGACTAGCATCGTCTGTGTCAGCTATGTTAAAAGTGGGATCCGGCATACTATCCACTGTGTAATCCCATTGGGGAGTCTGGTCACTAAAATGTACATTCTGGTGCTGGGACTCCAAACTTTCCTCGTTTACTGTTACATTAAATTTGTTATTATTATTATTCATATTAGCAAGTCATCATTAACGCTTCTGTGGAAGACTCAATCCACAGAGCGCGTGTCAATCTTGCGTATGGCGAATACTCCCCTAAACAGGGGTACTTTACGGGGAAAGTGCCTCTCTCTGCAAGCCTATGCTCTGTCCTATGATCGACGGGTTGGACGAGCATGGTCATCCAATACAGAGAGCCTCCTTTTGGTGTAATTAGACGTGGTAGGATACGCCCAGAGGGATGCATTTAAGGTCTGCCCAAGACATAGCCGTTTAATCGTACTTTTCTTTCCACTTCTGCAATCTGTCATCATATGATTCATGAATAACAGTGCAACCATGGGTAATATCTGCACGATCGGCGACTTCTTTCATCTGCTCGCGACGCTCTTCATAGACATCTCGTCCATGGGAAAACCATTCGCGCAAACCACCATCAATGTTCTGCATGGCTTGCTGTTCACGCGTAATGGCTTTGGACTTAAGGACGGCATGAAGGCTCTTGAAGATAGAATCTTCATCAAGCGCTCCCATGATCATTCCTGTATCCTCGCTATATACATTAGCGCGTTTGAGCAGATCTGCATCTTCGTCTTTCATGTAAGGTGTGGGTTCAGACTCCTTATCAGGCATTGTAAACTTCATATCACGTTCTTCCAAGAATTGTGCCACAGCTATGTGGTTAAACTCAGGGAAGTCTTCGTGAACTGAACTTTTCGCATCATCACCATAAGTAATGAGCGAGCATACATCACGAAATTCAGGAACGTTTTCACGCTCTTTTGTAATATGATAATATGCACACCTGAAAAGAAGAGCATTGACAATGGAGTTAATATACACCGTAAGATTTTGCCCAGAAGGGTTAGATCCATAATGCTGAATCAAATCACCATTGTACGCCATCAATGGATAACAAATGTCAGTAGCAACACCCTCCATGACAATTAAGTCACGTTCGGAATAGCCACATTCCTTTGCAATATCCATCATGATACGAAATGCTACAAACATCACTTGTGCTGGCATGCGCAGATCGTATTTGCTATAATCACCAGCAAGAATACGATCTTTTCCAAAACGCATAATGTGTTTTGCCAATTGGTCCCATTCAGGACCTTGAGCATTCACACCAACAGCACATTCAGATGAAAGAGGCAACATGGACAATACTCGAGCAACAGGGAGATAATATTTCCGCACTAACAATTGGAGTGCAATCGGTGCTCCCTGAAATACTCTGACCTTGTCCTTGGTCAATTTGGTAGGTTCATCCTTCAAACATGCTTTAAAAATGGGATAAGCTCGCTCTCCTCTCAGATAGAGCTCTTCCATCTCATATGCATGATCCCAAAATCGCTGATCCAATACAGCGGGACACTGATGGGTAGGATGATCTGTCGGATCCAATAGCGTGATAAAATTCGCCTTAGGACCCGATAACGGATACCCAATGGAGGTAGTAGGTGGCATTTTATCAATGAAACGCAATCCATCAATACCACACACTGTTTCCATTTCCGTTAATGGTTTAACCCCCAGCTTCAAGCTTGGAATATCATCCAGTGCCCTAAGTAGACCCTTGACATAATCATCAGCAGCAAGTTCTAACAATGAACCCTCGATACCACACGAAGGTTTCGTTGAATACTGCAATGACGCCTGCCAAGGCCAACCTTTACGGAATTTGGGACCCCCCCATTTCTGAGGTACCCCACACACGTCCTCCACGTGCTCCGAAATGACAGTGGGTTCAACGTCAGAATAATACGATGCGCGACCTTTAACCTGCCCATAATACTTGCAATTAGTACCTTGGGGCAGATAATTGATCGGACTCTTGGGGTGTACGTCTGTAGTCTCAAAAAATTGAACGTCATAAAGCTCTTTTGGTACAGTACCAGAACTCTTAGACAAAACAACTCCAGGAACTTGACGTAACACCCTAAAGGCGCTATCGAATTCACTCTTTAACAATAAACCACTGCAGCCACGCGTTTCGCCGCACTTCCCACCCAAATGGAAACCACCGATAAGTGGTCCACGGGTTTCAGTGATTAGTGGTGCCATGCACAAACCTTCAAAGGTTTCAAACTTGAGGTTATACTTAGCACCGAAAAATTCGGTAAAAAGAGTAACTACTTCACCTACTTCCATCAGAAGTTTGGAACTAATACAAGTCCCATCCATCT